CCCCACGTTGAGGAGATTTTGCCATATTTGCTGATTTGGTACGTTTTGCGTTCTTTCTAAAAGAACGAGCAGAACGACGTTTATTGACTGGTTTTCTATACATCATATTAAGCTCCTTTTTTCATGCATTGTTGGGTTTGGTGTCACCTAGCACAGTTACATCAAGTAAAGTAACTGTGCTACGGCTTATTCAGCCGCCTTTTCAGGGGTAGTTTTTGCAGCTTCTACGACTTCAACAGCTGCTTTTTCGACCAATCCGAGAGCTTCGGCTTCTGGTCGATTTTTCTCGTTCTCAAGGAACTCAATCAGATTTGCAGGATCGTTATCAAATCTTGCTCTAATTTGGGCTGGTAATGCCTCAAATTCGTCTTGAGCAGCGATAACTCTATTTAATGCGGTATGGTAATCACCAATACCGGTAAAATCGCCATAACGTGGCGATAATGTATGTTCAGGCAATAAACCTGTAATGTTAAATTGACGAAGAATATTATTAATATCGCATTCGTCTTTGAAATGCTGCTGAGCCAGGGAAGCATCCTCACAATGCAACCCTGACTCATTTGTTGCAGCATCTTTGTCATAGTTGTATGGTGTACGTAAAAAAACAGCGTTTTTTGACATTTTATTTCCTTATAAGATTTTTTAAAGCATTTAGTGACCCAAATGCTGAACTTGCTACAGATCCAATATCTTTAGCTATTAATGGTGCATAACTAAAATCTTTATAATATTTACCTTCCGCTACATTTTTAGGAAGGATTGATTCGTTTAATGCTGACTGAGCATCATTAACCCGTGTTTGAGCTCTATATAAAAGCTCTTGTGCAGATAAATTTTTTAACTCTTGTTTAATATTGGGATTTAAATCCCTTTTATTTGCTGTATCAGCATTTAAATTATCTGCTTGAGCATCAGACTGATTTGTCTGAGCTTGTGTAAGTTTATTTTGAACTAATTGTGTTTGAGCTTGAGCTGATGTTAATGCTGAATTAACAGCATTAGCCATAGCATTTTCTACTTTTGGTGGTGTTGATGCAGTTGCAACAGCACCCGCTGGTGTACCAGCTCCTCCTTGGGTATAGGCTAGCATAGGGTTAAGGCCAGCAGCCTTAAGATCCTCTACAGCTGTCTGATATTGTGTTTTTCTCATACGCTCCTGAAAATCCATTTGTTTTTCAGATTGAGCTTGGTTAAAGGCATTTGCATTTTGCATATATTGCAAATTTGCTTGGTTTGCGGAATTTGTTCCTAAAAAAGAACCTGTAGCACCAATTAATGGTGCAACTACATCTTTTAACCCAACGCTACTAATAGCGTTGGATACAGAGTTAAGTATTCCGCCAAACATATTAGAAATGATCGATTAAGCCAGGTACGCTGTACATTGGCATTGGTCGGGCTTTTTTACAATCAAAAAAGCTATCAAATATAAATTGTTGTCCGTTAGCAGCTGAACCCACTGCTACTACTCGACTCACTGGTGGTGTGTCTTGTATAAACGTTGTGTTCAACGTAGGTGTAGTAGTGAATTTTTGGGCAAGATGCCAGGCATCAATAGTTCCAGCAGCAGTAGAACGGAACAAACTTGAAATGCGGCTAGGATAATATCTGTATTCTGCCCAGCGTTCTTGATAGCCAAATACATTATTGTCCCCAGAAGTACCTGTAACATAAATTTCCTTATTTAAAACAGCTTGCTCACCTAATGTGGCAAAAGCTGGGAAATAGAAATCATAACGTGTTGAACGACTCCACATACGAGCAAGTCCTTGCTGATATGTAAGGTCAGCACGGATTGATACCAATCCGATAATTACACCATGTTCAGTACTTGAGTAAGTAAAGCCATGATTATGAGCCAAGGCAGTACCCATAGCAGCAAGTGTGCCCATAGGGGTAGTAGTTCCACTAGCATTAGTACCCGACGTCTGAGCGATCGGATTAATATTAATATTGGTTGATCCACCCCCGATGTACTCGGGACGCTGTAAGCGAGCATCAGGAGAAACAACACCAAAATGTGAGCGTATAATTTCAGTATAACGAGTACCGCCACGGGCGTCCCTTTCAAGTAATTTTTGAATCTGAAATGACTGACGCAATTGATTAATTGTTGCTGCAGTCGCAGTTGATAAATCAGCATACAAACCAGTATTATCGCCAGTTGCTAATGTTCCGAAACGCAGTTGATTACCAACAGCACTAGCACCAGATAAATTAATGGTTACAGAACCTGGGTTAGTCTGAATACCCCAATTAGCATTACCATCATTTACAGTAAATGGTGTACCAATAACACCTTTAACCGGTGCAGTAGAACCTAAAGGTAACGTTACTGAATTACCTTTTTGTGGCCATGGAAGGGAAGAAGTAAAGTAATCTTTTCGTTTTCCACGTCGTAATAAAGTGTAATCACTAAAATTATCAGGGCCATCACCAAGATCAACATGTACAGAATTTTGTAAATTTTCATCTCTGAACCATTCGTTATAAATTAAATTATATGCACGCGGCCAGAAAGCACAATGAGAGACTGTTTGTCCAGCAGTAACCTGCCCAACAGTCGGTAATCCCATGTAATCTTGAAGTGATCCTATAGCGTATCCACCGGCTGGTGATACTTGTTGGGGTACAACATACGAAATAGAGCTACTTGGATTCGCTTGTTGACCCATAAATTTTTGCCAATTGTTCCAAATCAATCTATTTGGTACAAAGAAAAAGAATGAATCTAAATGCATGTTATCCATAATTGGATATAGAGGTGTCGCCAAACGAGCAAACGCAGTCATATTCAGGCGAAATGTATCGCCTGGTAATACTTCGTCTACATATACGGGTACAAGATACCCTGCATCGAACGTAGTTTTATGTGTTGATTGACAATCAAATGAACTCCTAGGTATATCAGCCTTAGGAATCATTGTAAATTGATGTACATCTACTGACTTGTTACGATGCATTTTATCGAGCTCCTGTGTTTATTCCGACCCAAAGATAATACCTTTGAGTCGGTTTGTTTTAAATCATTCCTTAGGTATTTTTACCTGTTTTCCTAAGGATAATAGTTTTGGTTGTTCGTGTAAAGCAAATAATCCTGTGTTATCGTCAAATTCGCCTAACTCATAAAGATCGAAATCATCAGGATGATTGCTAAGCTGGTTATCAGGGTCAATTCGGTTAACTTCATCGCTAAAGCTCCTAATTGCTACACCGATTGAAGGAACGAACATAGGACGACCGTAAGCATCAGCTGCACGGTCTTTTACGCTACAAAGTACTAATTTCATGAGGTTTTATCCTTAAGTGAGGTTACGTTTAAGTTTTTGAAGTTTTGCCTTTGCGACTTGCTCTTTTACAAGCAATCGCTCTGGTGTATTGTCTTCATGGTTTAGTTTAGCAGACTTTTCACGGATGTAAAGTAATTCGTCAAACTCATACGGTTGATCTATTTTATATTTTTTATCATAGTATTTTGGGGGTTTGACTTTTTTTCCACGAACTATAACATAGTCGTGAGGATACACGTCGGAAGTGTATTGTTTGTACCATTCATAGCCAATACCAGGCTTAAGGCTCATTTTCGTAAATTCGGGTTTACGAGTAATAATTTCCCCTGAATCAGGGTCAATTTCTGTGTAGTGTTCTGTAGCGTTTTTTCCTGTTACTTTTTTCATAATGTATCTAGCCACGTAGGCGGCGGATTCGAAAGTAACATCTCCAATGGAGGTATAACCAAATGGCCAGAGTAATTCAAGGTCTTTGGATCTATATAAGAGACTATTAGCGGAAGTCCGTTTCCATAGTTTCTTATCATCGAAATCGAGTCCGAAGATACAGGCGTGCCAGTGCGGACGGCCAAAGTTTTCACCATATTCTCCAGCCATGTAATAACGTATTCTTCGTCCAGGATACCGCTTTCGTAATCTTTTAATAAAGAGTTGAAAGTCTCTATAGTGTAGTGATCTATCGCTTGGGAGATGGTCATCATTGTAAGTGAGGGTTATAAAACAATTTTGTGTATGCATTTGTGCCTCATGCATACATCTAATCGCCCACTGACGTGAGCGTTCTAGTCTGCAGCCAACACATTGGCCGCAGGGTAAGTTTAAGGATCGACTTATATCATGTCTTTTTAATTCAGAAAAGACAATCGATCCATCTGTGCATTGATATGCACTTATAGGGTGGTAACAAGGCATGTGAGGTTGCCGGGACTTTTTTAGAGTCTCCAGCCCCCACGTTGAGGAGATTTTGCCATATTTGCTGATTTGGTACGTTTTGCGTTCTTTCTAAAAGAACGAGCAGAACGACGTTTATTGACTGGTTTTCTATACATCATATTAAGCTCCTTTTTTCATGC